TTATTGTTCTTCCATTAAGATCTTAAACTTTCTGGAAGCCTCTTTTTTCATGTCTTTAGTTACATGTAAGTAAATGTTTTTTGTAGTGTCCTCGTCTTTATGCCCTAGACGCTCCATAATTTCAGGAAGACTAACACGAGCTTGAGCTAAGAGTGAGGTATGTGTATGTCTAAGTGAATGAGGTGTAAGCTCCGTATTTAATTCTGCTAACTTTAACAGACGACTCATTCTATTTTCAATTTTTTTTAAATAGATGGGGTAACCATACTCATCGGTAAATATAAAATCCTCATCGTGGTATGCTTCTTTAAGGCGGGTCTTCTTTTTTTCTTGAGAAATTTGGCGGAGTTTTAACTCATTAAGCACTATTTCATCAACATCAATTACCCGAATAGAAGTTGCCGTTTTAGGTGGCAAAAGTTTGTACATTTTTTTATTATTTCTTGGATTATAATATGTTTTAGTAATACTAATCGTTTGTTCTTGGAAATCAATATCACGCCATTTTAACGCACATAGTTCTCCAGCTCTCAGGCCGGTATAGGAAAGAGTTAAAAAGATTAGATAATCTAACTCTAAACCCACTTCTTGGGTAATAGACAGGAAGGTCTGCAACTCTTTACGTTCTAGGTAATTCGGAATATCCTTTCGCCCTTCTAATTCTTCTACTGTTTTTTGTTTTTTTGGTACGTGAGTAAATTCTGTAGGATCCTTCTTCAGTACTTCCATTTCGACGGCCTTTTTAAAGATCATCCTGCCGGTCCGATGAGCACCTTCTATGGTATTTTGTGCGAATCCTCGTTCAGCTAAACTGTTTATAGCATCCTGGTATCTTTTCCGCGCTATATCTTTAAGTTTAAGTTTCGCAAAATAATCTAATAGACGAGCAATTTCATGCCTCCTCACTCGAACTGTACTCTCCTTTACTTTCCCAGTACGCTCATACATGGAAAGCCACTCATAAGCAAACTCTTCGAAGGTTAAGCTTGGATCCTCTTTAACATATGTCCCTTTTTGTAACTCGTATATAAGTTCTGCTGCCGCATTTTGCGCTTCTTGTTTTGTTTTAAATCCACTTTTCTTTTTCTGTTTTCGCTTTCCTGTCTTCGGATCAGTTCCAACGTCTAGAATGTATGCCCAACTAGCACCACATTTACATCTCTTTTTATTTTCACATTTACATTTTGGTCTATAAAAATGTCCTTTCATCTGATGCCTCCTCCCTGGTATCCTTCTTAAGTTATTAAGGTATAAAATTCACTCTATATTTATCATATTTATATAATTCGCTTTGCTCTTGCTTATAATTGCCTACTCGAGCAAAAAATAAAAAAGGTATTTATTCAATACCTTTTCTTTTGGCGTAACTATTAATTGATTCAATTGCTGTTCCAACGGTCAGTACATATTTTTGTGCTTCGTCTCTTTTGATTAAAGTATTTATTGAATGATGAGCGATTTTATTCCTTAGGTTAATCACTTCAAGCAAATCAAGATAAAAATCTTCTTGTGTAATATCGTAATCCAAATATTTTGGTAGAAGATTTCTTAATTTATCTTTCAATGTGAATTCTTCGAGATATTCAATTCTTGCATTAGCATCTTTATTATCTGGTTTTAACAACAAGTAAAGAATTTGATTTAGTCTAAATTCTAAAGAAGAATATGAGTTCGTTATTGCATTAATGACTGCGAGTTGATCTAATTCTCCAGGAGGTGTTTCGAAAATTATTCTTCGTGCTTTTTGAAGATAAAGTTGGTGCATCGTGTCTGAGAATTCATCTGGTTTTTCCTCAAGAAAACTACTGTATAATTCTTTGTGTTTTTTTTCGTGAATGAACTCATTTATAGCTCTATGATAACTTTCATATCGCGGATCTTCCGGAGAATATTCTATGTTCGGATTTTCCTTATCTACTGAATTGTATGCTTCTAAGACAGGACTAAGCAAATCTATCATTCGCTTTACTGTTTCGGGTGCTTTTTCTATATATGCACACCAAATTAAAGCATTTGGATCTCCTCCGGTTACTTCTGCGATAGCTTTATTTATTTCATCCGATGCTGGTGGTTTAGCGCCATTTTTCAGTTTACTTATATAAGATTTGCTTATTTCTATTCCAACGTTTTTCAACCTTAAAGAGAGTTCCCCTAAACTTAATCCACTTTGTTCTATGTATTGAGTAAGTAATTCGTGGTAATTCACTAAAGACACACCTTCCTCTCCTTATGTCTTATTTTAGCCCCTGTTGACTTTTAATTCAACAAAGCGCACTAAAAAGTGTCTAAAAAGCGTTGACTTATTGGTCTCTCAAGTGATACTATCTAGTCAACGGGTTTAGTTGACCGAAAAGTGCTCTGTTGACTACTTGGTATTTAAGTGGAGGTGAAAATAAAATTGACATATTCTGAAATGCTGAAAACTGCAATCTCAAATACAGATTTATCCCTCTCAAAGATATGCACCAAAATAAATCAATACGGCTTTAATTTGAATAAAGGATATTTAAGTAAACTGCAGAATGGAAAAAAGCCTCCTGCGAGCGATAAAGTAAACCTTATATTGTCAGAAGTTTTAAAAATAGACCATTTAGAATTAAGGGCCGCGGCATATCGTGAAAAATTGCCACAAGATGTTTTAGAAAAATTAAAGCAAGCATCAAACTCAGCTTAATTATTTTCCCCTATATTCATTAAAAATAGGATTTTATATTCCGAATTTCAATCTTGTTACCTTGTATCGTGCTCGATAAAGAATTTAGTGGGATGGAATCAAATATTAAGAGAGGTGAAATGAAATGCCAAATTCAACATGGGAGTCATTACCTGATACGTTAACAGCGCAACACATATCTGATTTTTTAGGGATTTCTAGAAGAAGAGTCTATGAACTCTTTAATATGACAGAATTTGCTGGTGGCATTCCTAGTTTCAACATCGGTAACACGAAGAGAGTGGATAAGGAAGATTTTAAAAAGTGGATCCAGTCTCGTAAAGAAGAAAAAGCAAGATCTATTTCTTAGTCGTTAGGAGGGTGAAGATATGGATAAAAAAATCATACAAACATTTGCCTATACAGAAGAAAGTCAATTCTTTACTGAAAGTAAATATAGTCACATTGGTAGAGATTTTAATTTTACAGCCTTAGCTGAATTAGCAGCTGAAAAATTCGCAGGAAGGATTAAGTACGAGACAAGTCGCGGATCCTGTTACATTAGAAAATTTATCATCGAAGAAAATGATTCCTGTTTTTTCTTCCGCTTCTATTCCGAAGGGTTTCGGAAGGAGAATTATTGCGTCACTACAGCCTATCACGATAAAGATAACTATTTCAGCGTTTATACGATATATAAAGGTGATTTCGAGAAATTAGGCCTTGATGTCACGGAAGGAGCAGCTAAGAGACGATGAGAGCTTCAATAATGTCATATGACACAAACATCGTTAAAAAAGGATTCTATTTTGAGTGGGAGCTTCTATCTAAATTTTATAAATGTAAGGCTAGTGAAGTTGAATTTCTTGGCCATTCCTCCACTGGGAGCACGGTCTACTCAACTCCTAAAGGCAATATAGTCGTGATATCAAAAACTTGTGATTTTAACACTGAAACAGGTAGAGGATCATTTAAGTTCCGCCCATATAAAGGTGACGTAGCTAAATTAAAAGTGAAGTATGTAGAAGCTTTCCGAGAAGAAAAAGAAAAATTCTTAGAAATTCTTAAGTTAGAAGGAAATCAATTAAAAGTTCCAGGTATAGATTCTTTTAAAACTCTTCCGGAGGCGATTGCTGGTTACACATCAGTAGTGTCAAATTCGTGGGGCTGTAACGAAGATCAGCATATTCAAATCATGTCATTAAAGCAGGAACTACATGAATGGATTGCAGCTGAAGGTTATAGTTCGTGATCGAAAGAATAACCTGTTTGAATTGCGGTAAAGAGATTTATCCACACAGCTATTTTTGCAACAGGGGTTGTGAACATAAGCATACGGATAAACTCAATCAAATTACAGAAGAAACTATTAATATCAATCAGTAACGTGAGGTGAAAACCTCAACTTTTTTTTGGTCTATGATGTCGAACCCGGCTGGGGAATAAACTCATAAAAAAGGAAATGCCGTCGGAATAAAAAGAGGTTAGTAATTTCATGTGTTAATAGGCCGTAAATGTTGTCGAATAGTAAGGGAATTGAGCATGAACGCTTCTGATATAACAAAATTAGCTAATAGGTTAGCAGTGATGAAAGTTAGAAGCAACAATTGGGAAAAAGGAGGAATGGTAGACTATGAGTTTAGTTATAGCAGAGAGTCCTAGTGCAGACTGGAGCTCCGAGGCGCTTATTATGATTATGGGTGATTCATTTGAAAAACGAGGAATTGTAATGACTCCAGACAAATCCTACATTGAGTTGTTCGCAGAATGTATAAATACCATGACTAGAAAGGGCTTAAAAAGATTAGTGACATTTATGATTAGCGAGGAGTTCCATTTATCTGACGATCCTAGCTTTGTGAAAATGCATGAGATTGCTAACGCTAGATTAAATCAGATTATAGAATTTAAGAACTAAAAATGGAGGGGAATAGGGATGATGATTTTTAAGAACACTGAACTTAATTTTGAAAATGTTTCGGTAGCAATAGAAACAGATAATATCGGATCTGGTGCATTGGTAAGAGTAACTGAATTTATTATCGATAGGAATGAAGCCGGTGAAGAAGTACAGAAAGGGAAAAATGTTGTTGAAGTTTATCTTGCAATAGAAGAAATTAAAGCACTTGCAGCAAGTCTTAACCAAATGTTAGGTGAGGAGCTGGAAAATGAGTAGCGCGGTCCACGGAGTAGGGGTTCAAACAGGAGTGGGAGGAACGAGTGGAATAAAAACATTTAACCACAAGATGTTCGGTGAACTTCCAGTAGTAATCGAGAATGGTAAGGAATTTTTTGGAGCAACAGATGTTGCAAGCGCTTTGGAGTATAAACAACCTGAGCATGCTGTGAAAAATCATTGTGATGAAGATGGGTGTATAAGTTATACAGTCATCGATACTTTAGGACGCAGGCAATTAAAAAAATTCATTTCTATAGGAAATGTCACAAGGTTGATTGTTGCAGCATCCAAACAAAGTAAAAATACGGAAATTCAAACAAAGGCTAAACAATATGAAAAATGGATATTTGATGATGTTATGCCATCTGTTCAAAAGCATGGCGCATATCTAACTGATAGTGTACTAGAACTAGCAATAGCAAATCCTGACTTCACTATTGGTTTGTTAGAAAAATTAAAAGCAGAGAAAGTTGAAAAGAATCGCCTTTCAATCCAAAATAAAATGCTCGAGCAACAAGTAGCAGAAGCACAGCCGAAGTTAACTTATTTCGATACTATCTTAAAGTCTAAAAAACTATTAACCGTCACACAAATTGCAAAGGATTATGGGATGTCCGCACAAGGGTTAAATAAAATTTTACACAAGGAAGGTATTCAATATAAACAAAGTAAGCAGTGGTTTCTTTATAGTCAGTTTCATGATAAAGGCTATACAAAATCTGAAACATTTATTGATGACTCTGGAGAAGCGCGTTTAAACACAAAGTGGACTCAAAAAGGAAGGTTGTTTATTCATGAAACCCTTCAAAAACGTAATATTCTAGCGGTTGTAGATAGAGAGAAAGAGGTGAAACACAGTGAAGCAAATTAAGCCAATATTAAAAGAGGATGAAGAACAACTTTTAGCTATATATAGCAGACTGTTTATACATTCAATTCACCAAGCGATTCAGCATGTTGAAGTAAATGATAGTTACGATATTGATAGTTTAAAACGTGTAGTTTTTACAGGAATAAAGATGATTAATGCAGAGAGAATCGAGGTTAAGGAGTACCGTTCTTTAGTTACAAGGTTGAAACTGATAAAGAATATAGAGCGTGTAATAAGCAAGCTCACACCAGCTGAATTCCAGACCATTTTTCCAATCACCAAAGAATATGACGGCGATCGTTTTGGAATTAAAGATTATTACCACACAAAAAAATATATAAAAGGTATCGGAGAGCACGAGGTTATTGGTGATAATGTCGCGGGATTCCTACGGGAGTACGTTAATTGGGATATCACACTCTTCCTTGTTAACTTTACTACGAATATGAGTAGTCTTAAAAGGTGTCATGAAACATCATTAAAAACCAAATCTCTTACCACAGAGAGAACAGTTGCTGATAAGACAAGATATAAGATTTTAAGACCATTACAAGAAAGAGGGGTATGGGAGACATGCATAAATTAAATATCACTGTTGGTCAACGTGGGATCATTGTTGATGTTTTAAGAAGATATCTTCAAGCGCTTGAAGTTTTACAGGAAGGAAAAATTCCTTATATTAAGCTAGCTTATAACAAGCTTTTGAGCAACAACACACCATTTGTAGACGGTGGAGAAATGCTCTGCTTTGTAGAAGCTTTAGGGTATAGGATAGGTCAATTAGAAGTCGCAGGTAGGACTCTAGATCAACAATATTGTTTGCAACTTGCTCTCGCTATAGATTTTCAACGGAGGCAGTATCAAAGATATTTTGGTCCAAAAATAGAAAAAAGCAGCTGAAGTGCGCCAACACATAACTGCAGATAGAGAATTGATTTGTATTAGAAAGATTTTAACATGGAATTATGCAATCGGACAAGCTTATTATCCTTCTAGGTTCTTTGAATGCTGTTTTTAGCGCTCTTCTTTCCTGGCACTCTTATAAGCTTTTTTAACCAATGAAAACTCCTAGAATCAAAGATAAACATTACGAGAATGGAATGTAAAGGTGGAGGTGGGTGATATGGCCAGACCACAAAAAGAAGGGTTAGACTATTTCCCTTTGGATGTAGATATAGATCAAGATGATAAAGTAGCGCTAATTGAAGCCCAACACGGTCTAGAGGGTTTCGGTATAGTTGTTAAGCTCATGATGAAAATTTATAAAAACAGCTACTATTATTCATGGACAGAGAGGGAACGCCTACTCTTTTCAAAGGTAGTTAATGTAGACATTAATGTAATTAATGATGTAGTTAATGATTGCATAAAATGGGATTTGTTTTCTAAGGATATTTACGAAAAATATAATATCCTTACATCGAAAGGCATTCAAATTAGGTATTTGGAAGCTACCTCTAGAAGGCAAGAAACGAAGATAAAAAACGAGTATTTATTGTTATCGGAAACTCAGGTTATGGAATACAAAAACTTGTTCTTAGAAGGAATTAATGTAGACATTAACTCTGCTAAAGAGGGGGAAAATGCTAACATTAATCCCCAAAGTAAAGTAAAGGAAAGTAAAGTAAAGAAAATAAAAGAAAAGAATAGTCGTAAAAAGATTTACGACGCTACCTCCACCCACTTTAAATTAGCAGAACGATTATATAACCAGATATTAAAAAATAACCCTAACCATAAAAAACCAGATTTACAAAAATGGGCTGATGATATCCGGTTAACGATGGAGAGAGATAAACGTACGGAAGAACAAATAATTTATGTGATTGATTGGTGCCAAAAAGATTCTTTCTGGAAGGCCAATATTTTATCAGTTTCAAAGCTTAGGGAGAAGTTCGATCAATTGGTGATCCAAATACAAGCGAAACGGAAGCAATTACCGAAAAAACCAATTTATCCAAAGGAGGATCCAAAGAATGAAGGAAGCGTTAGAAAGCGTGATGAAGGGGATGGGAATGTCCAACTCTTCAAATAAACTAGAGCCAGTTCATTGTGAAAAATGCGGAAACGAAATAGAGCGAATCCAAATACAGCATCCCTTCGGAAAAGGTACAAGGTGGGTACCTGTTGCTTGTCCCTGTGTCATAAAAGAAAGAGAGGACTTTAACAAAGAGCAAGAGAGAAGATTAAAGCAACATAAAATCGAGAAGGCTTTAAAACTAAGCAGCGCTTTAGAGGACATAAGAAACATGACTTTTTCCAACTACATCCTACGTGACGGTGCTGAAAACTCCTACAAAGAAATAAAAAAAGCGATAGAGAACTTCGAGGAAAGAGGAAGATTAGGAGTGTTCATCTTTGGAGAGACAGGAAACGGAAAGAGTCACTTAACAGCAGCTGGAGGAAATGAGCTGATCGTTAAAGGTTACTCCGTTATTTTTCTAACGGAAAAAGACTTGCTTAGTAGATTAGCAGCTACCAAGAATTTTAGAAATGAAGAATCCTTTCACGAGATTATGGATGCTTGCTTAAGAGCGGATCTTCTTGTATGGGATGACTTCATGAGTAGCCAACGATTGACGGACGAAGAGAAAGATTGGATTTTTCAAATCTTTAACGGTCGAGAACGAGCAGACAAACCGATATGGGCTACCTCTAATATTACTCCAGAGGAATTCCAAAGTGATGCAATTGCATACAAGCTAGACGACAAGGGACGCACATGGTGGCGCATTATCGGAAATATGGAGTGTATCTATAACAGAGCGGGAAACTACCGCAAATCAAAAGCTATGGCTCGTGCTATAGGGATAACAGTTGAAGAGTATGAAAAGCAAAGAAAGTCTGTAGAGGAGTGAACACAATTGAGGATCGCAAAGAAGAACTTTGTTTACGGATTAAGATGGGGAAATTGTAGTATAGGATTTGAAGTCCACGACAGTGATCTATTAGGAATGGTTATTGAATTTAAATTGTTTCCTTTAATTGCTTACTGGAGAATCAAAAAGCCAATTTCATAGGGAAGGTGGTCATATTAAGTGTTTAAACTAGATAAGATGCAGCAACGTACAATTAGCGTTTGGAACAAGATCCATCAGGCACACAAGGAATTAAATATATATCGTGAATCAGAAGGGCTTCCAGTGATTTCGTTAGATGAATTTGAGAAAAGAGTGATTAACAGGATTGAAGTATCTGTTATGACTGCAGAGCAAGCGATTGATTACGAACTTTTTGCTGCTAGTGGCGGACTCCAAAAAAGCCTTGCTGATTTAGAAGATAGATTTTCCTTTGTAGCAGGTGAATTTTTTAAGCTATTTTACTCTATAAGAGACAGAGTATGTGCAATTTGGAATAACATAAAACCTTTATATCATAACTCTGTATTAATAGATAAGGAATTAAAAGCTAGTAAGAAGATTGCTAGGCAGAAATTCTTTCGTAAGAAAAAGAGTCAAAGGAAGAAATGGCAAAAGCACAAGAGAAAGTTAGGTAAGTAGTTTGAAGAAGGATTGGACGGATATTCACTTACTCGAAATCATCAAGTATCAAAAGCAATTAGAAGTTCTTCCTCCAGACGATATGGAAATGGCTCGTATCGAAATCTTATCGAAAATGCTCGTATTCATTGGGAAATTGTCTGCCGAGTTTTCGGAACGTTATAAGAGAGTGTATGCAAGCAGAAAACGAGTGTATGCGGAAGCGTATATACGAGCTGCTAAAAATAAAGCAGCCGAAGCAGAATTAGCAATCATTGACTTACGCGAAGAGGAAGCAGAATCGTACGGGAATATGAAGCGCTGGACGAACGCTTTCGAGAGCACGAAAGAAGAGATTAACGCGTTGAAATATAAAATTAAGATTAGCATAGAAGATGGTTCGAGCAGGGGGAGTTAGTAAATGAAATCAACTAAATATCAATTGTTGAAAGATGATTTTGATCACGCGGTAGACCAATTGAGAATTAAAAACAAAATAATTGAAGAGCTGAGAAAGGAAGTAAAACACTTTCAGGCACTCCACCAATCATACTTGGATATGTACACAAAAGTAGTCGGTGAAAGAAATGAATTAATAAGCTTAAACCTCTGGTCTGCAAGAAGATTAGGATTTACACACAAAGAATTTGCATTTAATGAATTAGAGAAAATTACAGGAGAAAAACACGAAAGATTTTATTGAACACAGGAGGTCAAATATGGCAATATTCAAATCCTGCAACAATTGTAAAAGGTTCTATTTTCACGCTATATATACAGCTTTATGTAATGAGTGCAAAGAAGCGAAAGCAAAAATGCCTAAGGAGGAAAAGGAGAAATAATATGAGTGAATTAGTCGACCAAGTTACTTATCTCCATGAAGATATAGAAAAAGTCGAAGTTGATGTGTATGTTGACGATACCAAAGGTGTTGAAACTACAAGTATAACTATCTATTTAGAAGATGGTGGATTTAGAAATTATTCATTTGATAGACAAATGTAACTGCACATTTCGAAGAAACAATGAAATTGGGGGTTATTGATTTGATACAAACTTTAGTTATAAATTTCGGTGAATATGAATTCACAAATTTCGACAGAGCAGTAAAGGTTCTTGAAGAAGATTATGGATATGAAGGCCTAGCTTGGGACATGGTTGTAGCGAGCAATGATTTTGAAATCTTAGCAGACTTCTTAGTCGTTGATGGTGTAGATGCGGAAGTAGTTAATGAATAATAGAATTAGGCGACTTTAAAAGCCGCCTAATTCTACTCCGTACTAGTTGATAAAGTATTCTCGAAACGGAAGTCGAGAGGGATCAATATTTGATAGAAACCTTACTATATCGTTTCTCCCATAATACTTAAATCTTCCAAATGAGTCTTTACCTAGTAATACAACAGGCACTCCATCAAATAATGGCCTACATTGTGAAATAAGTTTGTTAGATTCAAGTTGACTGTTAATAACCCAGCTTTCTACTCTAACAACAGCAAAACTAACACCTTGTTCTCTGACTCTTGCAGCAATGATTTTTGTCATCTAGATCATCCCCATTTGTAGTTTTATAGTTTTATATATCCGATATTGTCGGATATTAATAGTATTTGCCAAAGCATGCGAAATTATGCCTATTATTTTTTTATAAATTATTAAATTTAAGGTGGTGGAGTAAATGGTTGCTAAAAATAAAATGATTAGTGAGATTGTCAAAGTATTGCCTAATAATGATGTAGATGTATTAGAGGTTTCAGTTTCCGCCAAAACCGTAGGTATACCAAAAGAAGAGTGGGTTTCACATAATTTAACAGGAGAAAAGGAAATAAAAATACGGTTAGTAAATAAAAACACTCAATCAAAGTTTAAAGAGATGAATCTCATATGAATGAGATTCCAAGAGACATACTAATAGAAAATGTATGTGGTAATTGTCCAGGTAGCTTATGGGGGACAAAAAGTATCTGCAGAATCCATAACAGAAGCATAGGTGAGATAAATACATGTAAGGAATGGAATCGTCGCAGCACTTCCGAAGCGGAAGCTAGTTTTATAAATCAGGAAGGTCAACTAGCCTTCACTGTTTTAGAACCCGCAATTGAAGTTGTTCAAAAGACTGAAGAAGATCTACGCAGTTATCATTGGATGATGCGTGAGATTGATAGGTTACAAAAGGAGTTAGACAAGGCTCTTAAAGGTTTTATTCCGCAGAGTTCCTTGGTGGCTCAATATGGCGTTGAAGCAACCTTGCCCAAGGCCCAAGGCACTAAACCATCTACAATGTCTGTAAGTGAAGAGAAATATGATAGACAGTACAAGCGATTAAAAGCTCTTCAAGAAAAGATCAAAAAGATTGATATAGCGGCTGCTAAGTTAACAGATCAAAAAGAATCTACAGTATTAGAGTGCATATTAGATGGCGAAAGAATGAATATGATTGCAAGTCATGTAGGTGTTTCTAGACAAAGATTAAACGAGATTAAAAGACTTCTAGTTAAAAAGATAGCATGGGAATTATATGGCGACGATATAAATTAATGATGCGAAACCACTAAAGGAGGAGCTCATATGGTTCTAAGGAAATTGATTCAAGAAGCGATAGAGTACATCTGGAATAACAACATAAAAGATGATTTGGATAAACGAATGATTTCAAATGAAGATACCCTTAAATGTGCTTTTTATAAACATTTGAGGGAAAGATTATCAGATGAATTTTTATTGGAAAATAACTTAAGGATTGTTACTGAGTTACCGCTATCGAATTTTGATATTAAGAATGGAGACAAGCATAACAGAATAGATTTGACGGTTGTTGATCCGCAACAGACTGATTTTTTACCTTTAAAATATTGGAGTAATAAGGTTATAGTAATGGTGGAATTTAAATATATTCAGGCAAGGATTGAAAGATTGAACGTTATAAATGATTTTTCCTTTATAAAACAAATTCATAAAGACATTGAGAAGTTGCACCAATTAACTCAACTAGAGAAGTATAACAACACTTTAATGGTTGGGGCTTTCGTGCATGAGATGGATTACGGATCGGATAAAATTAGTTTTGCGGAAGATTACTTACACCATTTAAATTCCTCACCATCAAATATAATTGAACTTGTTGGATTTTTGAAAGGTAACGATTATCGTACGGTGGTAAATAAATTTGGTTGACACTTCTGACAAAATGGACACTAATGACAGATTTTGAAGGTTGTTAAAGGGAAGTTGTATAATCCTAGCATAGGGTTCGAGGTTATCTCGGACGTGTCACCCATACACTAATCCCTACGTAAAAGCGGTGCCGTCGTTTATAACGTAACAAAATGTAAGAACAAAACCTAAGCAGTAACGAAAAAATCGAGCTGCTTTTGCTAGATCATGCGGTGGCGGAATAGGTAGACGCTAATGTCTGATGTAAGGAAAGGGGCACAAGAGTAAGGTAAGCCTGTCTTAATACTGCCTTGCTTATGTAAGGTGCAAATCCTTACTCGCATATACATACTGGGGGTGCGTCTGAATACAGGAGACGTCAAGTGCACGAAGAGGCTGGCGAGAGGTGCATACAATACTTTCGAAATGTTCACTTGCTTATAGGGGCGGGCTATTATGCCTTTCGCCACCTGTTCCTTACAGGGAGCAAGTGTTAAGGAAACAGATTAGAGAGTATAAAACCCATAAGGTGATTTGTGGTTGAACCTTATTGTTAAAACGCTGGAAGGCGCTCCACAAAGTGCCATGCCAAACACCCTGTCCAACCGAAGGGTTAGGAGGACTGGATTTTCTTTCTCATTATGTGTACCAACTTTAACAAACGGAATTTCCAACCGCCGTGATTTTTAAGATTTCCGACCATTCTGTGGAGTGCTTTTGACGTCTTTTCCGCTAGTTTAGTTGGTATGCTAATGAGTAGAAAAACTGATTTTATGACCTTGTATGGTTGCATTGTGGAATTTTCTCAATGAGGTTCGAATCCTCAAAAGGTCTTACAAAAAATAAAAATGCAAGCACTTATTGACTCGTAATAGAGTCCGATAAGTGCTTTTTTGTTTAAAAGAGGGGTGGTCTTAGTGGAAAAATACTTGGAGATGGCTAAAAAGAACAAAATAAACGTGAGAACATTTAAAAGTAGACTAAGATATGGCTGGGGCCCGAGGAAAGCTGCAACTAAACAACCATTTCAAAAGCGGCATGATAATGATTGGCGAAAGGTAGCTAATAAAAATGGAGTAAGTAATTCTGTGTTTTATGATAGGGTAGATAATTTATTTTGGTCTCCAGAAGAAGCTGCCATTACTCCCATAATGTCAAGAAAAGAAGTATCTGACTTAGGTAACAAAGCTCAATCTGAATACAGAGAGATTACAAATAAACGCATCTATAAGGATCCTTCAAATATGTTTAAGCTTACTCTTCTTCATATAGAGGAAGCTTTAAAAAACGGAATTAAGGAGCGAACAGTAAGAGCGCGCGTTTACAATTATGGATGGTCTGTCCAAGAAGCGATTACCGTACCGACAAAAGGTTCGTCGTTTGAAAGGTCAGAGGATTATTTTTATTATCTTAAAATCGCAAAAGAGAACGGAATATCTACCTGCACATACAGACATCGAGCGAAAAGAGGTTGGTCTCTAATAGAAGCTGCTACAGCGGAACTAGTCGATTCAAGTGGTTATAGAGGAGAGGACAAAGTGTGGTTTGATTTAGCTATTCAAAACGGAATCAAACCAACTACTTATAAGGGTAGAATTCGAATGGGCTGGTCTCCTAAAGAAGCAGCAACTACTCCGATACTAAAAAAGGGAGAATACTTAAATCAAGAACGGAAAAATAAAGCAGCAGATGGCTATAAGAATTTTAAACGAGGAAAAAATGGTGGGTTAAAATGAATGAAGCCCAGAGATTAAGTGAAGATGAAAAAACCAATCTTGTATTGAAGTATAGGGATATGGTCAAAAGAGTAGCGCATAGATACCACTTCTTGGATAAAGATTTTGATAATATACAAGGCGGTGGTTTTCTTGGGTTAGCAAAAGCAATTGTTTATTTCGAGACTAACCCAAACATCGAAATAGAATCTATAGCCTATTCGTATATAAGAAAGGCTATTCTTCATCAATACGTAAAAAAGAACAAGGCGAATTCAGAAATCAGTCTACAGAGTCCACTAACAATTTATGGTGATAACGATGGCGGTACTTTAGAAGATGTTATTCAAGGTAACGCTATGCATCTTAACGAATGTGATATCCAAAAATGGATCAGAGAGTCTTTATTTGAGTGGCCATCCAACAAAATAAATATGGTAACTGACTACCTCTTGACCGAAAAGAGCCTCGAAGAAATAGCGAAAGAACATCAAATTTCTATGATGGGTGCTAGAAAAATTCAAAAACAGGGAAATCTTCTTATAAAAAGATATTTGTATAACAATTCCATTATCTTGGACTATCTCTCTTTTCCAAGTGAAGAGGAGAGAAAAGAAAAAAAAGTTATAAATCACAGAGCATTAGGACCAGATGACTATGGGATAATAAAGTATATTGTTAAATATTTTCCTGACCTAACAAAAAATGATATAGCAAGGTTATCGAATACTAGTTCATATATGATACAACAACTTTTAGATCACCCTACAGCAGCTTATTTGAAAGCTACATTTGATGGGTCGATTCAAAATAGAGTAGTGAAGTACTATAAAATGAAATACCCAGAAAGGCTTCCTGGTAAGGTAATAGTTTATAAAAAAGATAATAAAAATCTTGCATAGAAAAGAGGTATCTGGAATTGTCCAGATACCTCTTTCTGTTGCGCGTAGAAGGTGATGTTATGAAAATAATGGACCATCTTGCCCCAAAGCAAATAGATAACATAAAAAAACAAGTTAAGAAGCCTAAGTTAAAGGAATGGGAAATTAAAGAGCTTATGGGAACGAATCGAGACACCTACAAAAGAGTAAACGGAGCTGTTAGAAGACGATGATTAGGATTATATTGTTGTCATAAATTGACGAACGATAAGATGTTGTGTAAGTAGTTCCTTTTGCTCATAATTGGGTAGAAGGGAGTTGTTTTTATGCCAGAAGAGATTATGAATGATATTTCCAACATGATGAATGCTATGGCACTCACAGTTTTTCAAACTGTTTTCATGTATATAGGGTTACCTGTGTTGCTTATGCTGATAATTGGTGGTTTTATTTTCAAGTTAAAATGGAAAGCTCTGCAACTAATAATAATATCAACAGCTTTTATAGGCTTATATTTTTTTGTGACTAACGGACTTCCGAATATGCAGGAAGCGTACTTTTTGAAGATTAATAGTTAATTCAAATATCCTTTCGGGGGTATTTTTACTTTGAAACCTTTTCGGTTGCAAATCATAACAAACATGTATACATAAAATGGGGGAATGGAATTATGAAAAAATATTATTTAATGTTTTTATCATTAATCACAGTGATAGGTTTAGCAGCATGCAATACCGACGTGGATCAAGACGAAAAGATAGAGGTAGAAGCTATTGAAGTAACAGAAGTACCCGAAACAAACGCACCAGGTGAAGAAGAAGCTGAACCTGAAGATAATGCTGAAGAAAGTGATTCATCATATATTGAAGATCTAACTATCGAAGAGATAAAAGAAGGAATTTCATTTGAAGGTTTAGGGGAAGACGACGAATTAAAAGACTTAACTTTTGAAAACGGTGAAATTAATGCCGTTATTAAGTTGGAAGACCAAGATCTATTTGCTCCAAAAGATTTCGCGGTAACTAGATATAGTTCGGTATCCGATTATTTATTGACGCTGGAAGGTTGGGAAACATTAACGGTTGAGTTTGAGGGAATCGGAGAAATTAGTATAGACATATCTGAAAAGGAAACAAATGAGGTCGGCAGCTATTTTCCAATCGCGGAAATCGAGGAAAGTTTAAATCTATATTAAAGACTAAAAGACATCTCTTAAGGGGTGTCTTTTTCTTATGGGAGTGAAGGAATATGGAATATAAACCTATTGATTTGAAACAAGAAATGAAAGAGATTGTTTGTTCATCTTTAAAAATATCACTTCCCACTTTTCTTTTAATAATAGCAATTGTTAATACTCTAAATACCAACTCAAAGACATGGTTGTTCTTTCATATTTTTACCGTAATGTGGTTTACAACTATCCTTGTAAGGAGGAAAAGAAATTGAAATTAATGTATGAATGCACCGATGACAATTGCAGAACAGTGACAGTCTTTAATAAACAACCTGAATTAGATGGAGTAAGGTGTTCGAGGTGTGAAGGTCCTGTGATACCTAAGCGGTTTAAACCAATCAATCACAACCCTAGCGAAAGAGCTTGGTATGTTCGCGAAAGAATAATCAAAGAAAACAAAAAATACTGTTTTGATTTAACTCCTGAGCAAGTGGAAGCGGTACTGTTGTTAGGCGATGACTTTCAAAGTGACAGAAGGGAATCAGTTTGATTAAGCAAATGGTCCGTTGCGATTATTGTGAAGAAGAGTTTGAGATATTTCCCTTGGAAAAGCAGCACAAAAAAGGTGTCGTTGAGACCTACTTCGTTTGCCCTCATTGCAATCATCACTACACTTCTTTTGTTACTGATGAAAAGATAAGAACCATGCAACAAAGAGCAAAGAGGATGTTTGAATCCTTAGGAGTCATCGGAACAACCAGAAGTATAGACGAGTACGATGCTACTTGGAAAGAGCTAAAGGTATTTAGAGAAGAAATCAGAAACAGAATACGCACCTTAAAAGAAGAAGTTATTAACGAGGGGGAGATGGAGAGCGATGGTTCAAAAGAATCTAAGTGAAGAAGATATACAAATGCTTAAGAAGATCGCTACGGAGCAAGGAGAAGAAATTAAAGAGCTAAGTTACGCTATGGCAGACGCGTTTAACAGAGTATCTGAATGGCCGATGAAGGTAAAGGAAATCAATTATGATTGAAGTAGGATTGTTTTTAACTTTATTTGTTACGCTGCCTATTCTGTGTATCGCTCATTTTGCTCACAAGAGAAGTAAATAAGTATGGCCTTATTAAAACTTTGTAGGTGTGGCAAAAGGATTTCTATGGGTATTGCAAGGTGTGAAAAGTGCGAAGAGAAGAAGGGTGAGCGTCACAAGCTATATGACAAGTATAGACGTGATAAGGACTCCTCTTCTTTCTACAATAGCAAAGCGTGGTCAGTTGTTCGTGAAAGAATAAGAGGAAGAGATCACCGTCTTTGTAGACTATGCTTAAGCAAGAAGAAGTTCAAACCTATGCAGATAGTACACCATATCAAAGAATTAAAGGACTATCCTAAACTTGGATTAATAGATACTAACTTGATCTCTGTGTGTGCAAACTGTCATAAGTTCATTCATAAAGAGTACGACAAAGGACCGAGCAATAAGAAGGAGATGGAAAGGGAACTACAGGCATTGTTGAAAAATGTCGCATCCTGACAGGAGGGGGGAGTTGTGTGAACTTTTGACACAATTCACCAAACCGCTTGTCCCAGTCTTTTGCGCAAAAAATCCGTTTTTGAAATTTTTTTGAAGGGGGTGTTATAGTTGGCCGGGAGAAATAAAGAACCACTAGCAGTCATTCAAGGGAAAGGCAAGTCAAACCATCTAACCAAGGAAGAAATTAAAAGAAGACAAGAGCACGAAGAAAAGGTAAAGGGTTTTACAGACAAGATAGTTCCGCCTTCATACTTAACTGCTAAACAAAAAAAAGACTTTGAAGAAATATCTTCTGAATTAATCCGTTTAGAGATATTTAGTAATCTAGATGTAGACGCTCTTGCGCGTTACATTGACTCGAGAGATATGTACATTCGTCTTGTTAAAGACTTGAAGAAGATTAAAGCTACAGAAATCGCGACTTTTGAAGATGGGGCGAAAAAAGTAGTTGCTAACGAAGATTATCCTAAACTTATGAAGTCTAAGAATCTACTTTTTACTGAGTGTCGAGCAGCTGCTAGTGATCTTGGGCTGACAATTACCTCTCGATTAAAGTTAGTTATACCGAAAAAGGAAGATGATAAGCCTAAGAATAAATTTAGTAAGTTTGCTAGGTGAGTAGCGCATGCATAGAGTAACCCAATATGCCTTAGATGTCGTAGAGGGAAGAATAACAGTTGGTAAATACGAAAGATTATCTGCACAACGTCACCTTGATGATATAGAACGTTCTAAAGTAGCCCCATATGTTTATAGGTTTGATGAAGAAAAAGCAGATATCATTATTGATTATGCTGAAACACTAGAATTAGTTGAAGGTGATGAGAAAGAACAATTAGCCCTGGAGCCATTCCAGGCTTTTGTTTTGGGTTCTTTACACGGATGGGTCCATAAAGAAACGGGTTATCGTCGATTTAGAAATAGTTATATTCAATTAGGTCGTCAGAATGGTAAGTCATTGAAGAACGGTATCTTAGGAACTTTCTATGGTAATTTCGATGGCTATAATTATGGTCAAATTTATTGTACTGCTACAAAACAAGAACAAGCAAAAATAGTCTTAAAAGAAATGATTAAGTTTATTCGAGCTGATCCGGACCTGGACGAGCTATTTAAGATAAAAGAGTACAACAGTACTATAGAATGTTTAATAACTAATTCCATAATTATGGCTTTAGGTCGAGATAGTAAATCGATTGATGGTTTTCGACCATTGCTTGGAATTGTAGATGAGTATCATGCCCATAAAACTAATCAGATGTATAAACAACTTGAGGGTGGTACAGGGAAATTAAAAGAGTCATTGATTTCTGTAATTACAACAGCAGGCTTTGATTTGAATAGTCCGTGTTGCCAGTTATATGAGTACTGTATAAAGGTGCTAGAAGGTGTAATTCAGAATGAAACCCAGTTTGTATTTATAGCACAATTAGATAAAGAGGATGATATATGGGATCCTGCTAACTGGATAAAAGCAAATCCTCTGACATGTAAGACTCCTGAAGGTATAAGAGCGATGGAAGATATTGCTCGAAAAGCTAAGGAAATGGGCGGCGAAGAACTACTAGACTTCATGACTAAACGTCTAAATATATGGGTTCAATTTTCAGAGAATCAATATATGAATATGGAGCATTGGAAGGCTTGTAAGTCAAAGAGAACTCTTGAAGATATGAGAGGGAGAATTTGCTATGCTGGTCTCGATTTATCAAGCGGGGGAGATTTAACAAGTTTAGCGTTGGTATTTCCCTATGTAGTGGATGGAGTTAGGAAGTACTTTGTACACTCGCACTCATTCATTCCTAAAAACAGAGTAGTGGAACACATGAAAACAGATGATGCCCCGTATAACATATGGATACGAGAAAAACTTTTAACAGTAACGGAAACCCTTGGTGGCATTAAGACCGATTATAAGTACATTATTTCATACTTAAAACAAATAATTGAAGAATATGATTTAGACCTGCAGCTGATATGTTATGACCCTCATAACGCCTCGGCTTTTTTATATGACCTCGAAGACATAGGGTGCGATACACTTTCGATTGTACAATCAGCGCGCAACTTAAATGACGCTACAGTAGATTTCAGATTAGAAGTGGAAGCTGGGAACGTTGAATATGATGAAAAGAATGAGTTGTTAACTTGGTCGGTTGCGAATGCAAAAACAGTATCAAATTCTTTTGGAGAAATCAAACTCGACAAGGATCTGAAACAAAAAAGAATTGATCCAGTCGATGCAATTATAGATGCGTGGAAAATGGCCATACAAGAAGAGTTAGATGTTAACCAATATGTTACGGATGAGTATTTGGAGAAATTAGGATGGTGATAAAGGAGGTGGAAAATTGAAAATACGAGATTTTTTTAACAAGTTTAGTCCTAAAAGTAGCGTTTCACTAGATTCAACTGAATTTCTCAGGTTGTTGGGAATCGATTCGAAAATTCCAAGCAATAAACTTAGTGAGGTAACTTATTTCACTTGTCTAAGATTACTTTCTGAAAGTGTATCTAAACTACCACTTAAAATGTATCAAGATACTGAAATGGGAACAAGACAAGTGCATAATCATCCGTTGATTAAATTGTTAAAAATAAGGCCCAATCCTTATATGACACCTAGTACTTTCTGGGGAACGGTTGAAATTAATAGAAATCATTACGGTAATAGTTATGTGTATATAAACTCCGATTTGAATGGAGTCAAAGACCTTTGGATATTACCAACAGAGCAAGTCCAGGTATGGATAGACAATGCTGGTATATTTAAAACAAAAAACGCAATCTGGTATATATATACGGATGCTAAATCTAGTAAGATGTATAAGTTTCGACATGATGAAATTATGCATTTCAAAACTTCTGTAAGTTTAGATGGGATTATGGGTCTTGCAATCAAAGATATATTAAAAGTGTCGATTGAAAATGCACAACACAATGGTTCTTATCTGAACAATTACTATAAAAACGGATTAATGGGTAAAGCGGTTGTTCATTATACCGGGGATCTTGATTTAAAAGCAGGTAGGAAAATGGCTGCTAGAATAGAGGATTTTGCTAGCGGTACAAAAAATGCTGGAAAAATCATTCCTCTTCCATTCGGGTTTTCACTACAACCACTAAATATCAGTATGGCCGATGCGCAGTTCTTAGAAATTAGCAAGTACACAGCATTGCAAATCGCAGGAGCATTCGGTATCAAACCTTCTATGATTAATAACTACGACAAAGGTAATTATGCCAATGTCGAGATGCAACAGCATGATTTCTATATCAATACCTTATTAGCTATCATCAAGCCATATGAGGAAGAGACAAGTTTCAAGTTAATATCCGAAGAAGAAATCGAATCAGGACATCGGCTTAATTACAACACAAACGTTATTCTTCGAGCGGACTTTAAAACACAAATGGAAGGATTGGCGAAAGCTGTTGGAAGTGGTCTCAAATCACCGAACGAGTCGCGACGGATGCTTGGTTTACCTCAAAAAGAAGGGGGAGATGAACTTATAGTTAATGGAACTTTTATCAAACTTAAGGATGTTGGGAAACAATACGGTGTGAAAACAAACTCGAAAGGTGGTGAGAATGAAGATGAAGTGGCTGAAGATTAAGAATCAAACCGAGAACTCGGCGGATCTTTACTTTTACGGAGACATAGTTTCTTCGTGGTGGGGAGCATGGGATGATACTGATCAATACCCTGAGTCTATAAGGAATTTTCTTGATGGAGTAAAAGGAATGGACCTTAACATTTACATTAATAGTGGTGGGGGAAGCGTTTTTGCTGGACTTGCTATCTATAATATGTTGAAAAGACACGATGGCTATAAAACAGCCTATATCGACGGAGTGGGAGCTTCTATCTCGTCCGTAATACCTTTCGCGGCAGATAAAGTAATTATTCCTTCTAATGCATTTCTTATGGTGCATAAGCCATGGGCAGGATTAGCGGGAAATGCTTTTGATCTGCGTAAAATGGCAGATGATTTGGATGCTATCGAGGAAGGAATTATGAAAGTCTATGAAGCTAACTTAATTGATGGTGTGGATATAGAGACCGTCAGGCAGCTGGTACAAAAAGAAACATGGCTCAATGGAACAGAGGCTGCTCAATACTTTAGGGTTGAAGTTGGCGAAGAAAATAAAGCAGTTGCTTGTGCATCTGACTATTTTAAAGAATATAAGAATACGCCAATCAATTTTAAATCAAGCAAAACACCAAAAGAAAAAATACAGAGTGATGCGACAATAAATAAAATAAAAGCCCTTGAATTGGAACTAGCAATTATCTAGTTTCTTTTTTTGTGGCCAAATTAGGAGGAAAATGAATATGCCAAAAGAATTACGCGATTTGTTAAACAAGATTAAGACTAAAAAGGTTCAAGCGAAAAAGTTGCTTGATGAGAAAAAGATAGATGAGGCACAAGCGCTTGTGGATGAAATTAATAATCTCCAAAAAGAACTCGATTTAGCTTCAGTAATCTATGAAGATACGAAAAATGCGGTACCTAATGAACCGGCTGCTAAGAAGGCTGCTTCTGATTTATCGTTAGTATTTGCAAGAGCTATCGTTGGTGTTGCTTCAGAAGAAGAGTTCAAAAACTTGATGGAAGAAGGAACTCCTGAAAAAGGTGGCTTAATTGTACCAAAAGATGTTCAAACTCGAATTATTGAACTGCAAAGAAAATCTTTTGATATCCGTAAATACATTAACTTGGAAACAGTAGGCACGCATAAAGGATCTCGTCCGATTGAAGCTAATCAACCTAAAGCTGTTGGATTTGCTTCTGTAGATGAAGGAGCAGCAATACAAGCGCTACACGAACCAGAATTCGATGAGCTAGAGTATGTAATTCGTAAGTATGCTGGATTTATCCCTTTAACAAATGAATTGTTAGAAGATACACCAGAGAATATTCTAGGATTCATCATCAAATGGATGGCTAAGAATGAGCTCAACACATACAACTATCAAGTGTTTAACGGAACGGGGACTAAATCTGCACAAGGAATTATGAAATCACCAGAATTAGAAGATTCGAAAATGGAGATGGATTTCACCTCAGATTGGTTTGAAAAAACTCAACAATTTAAAACAGTACTTAACGTCGACTTGGAAGATTTAGATAGTGACAATATCGCGATTTTTACGAATGCTTTTGGATTTGACTTTTTCGACAAACTTCGATATCCAGAGGACGGTACCCCATTCTTGCAGAAGGATAAAACCAAAGAGTCAGGCTATTCTCTTTTCGATAAGGAACTGATTAAAGTACCAACTAAATTCCTAGCAAATGTAACTGATGGAGATGAAGAAAAAACCCCATTTATTATTGGTGATTTGAAACTTCTGTATACAATGTTTGATAGAAAGCAGCTAAGTGTGGAATCTACTAAAATTGGTGGAGAGGCTTGGAGACACGACAAAACAGAAGTAAAGGGTGTTTTCCGATTTGACGGCAGATTAGTTGATAAAGATGCAGCTAAAATAGTGCTCGCTAAGCTTCCTAAACAAGAATAAAAAGGATGATAAAACTTGGATAAATCAGAGTTACTTAACTACGTAAAAGGTTTTATTCGAGTGGATTTTGAAGAAGATGATCGTTTGATCTCTTCCTTGATCCTTCTAGCTGAAGAATACATTTTCAATGCAACAGGTTATAAAGTTGTGTATAAGAAAGAGTTGGAAAAGCTAGCTGTTAGTTTACTAGTAAGTCATTTCTATGAAAATAGAGGGATTGTTTCTGATAGACCCGTTAATAAAATTTCGCAATCGATAGAATCTATTCTCCTTCAAATAGAGTTTTGTTATGGTGACAGCTAATGAATAGCGGGAAATTAAACAAGAGAATTACAATCAAAGAAAATAATCAAATCCGTAACCGTGGTGGTGGATTTAAGCCATCAGAGGAAGAAGTTATTTTAAGTACCTGGGCAAACATTAATACACTTTCTGGTCGCGAGTTTTGGCAAGCTCAGCAGATGGAAGCTGAGGTTTCACACAAAGTAACCATTCGTTTTAGGAGCGGGATAAAAAGGTCTCAAATGGTTTTTTATCAAGAGAGAAAATTTGAGATTCAGTATGTCTTTAATCGCGATGAAGGTAATAGATTCTTAGAATTATATTGTCTAGAACGGGTGTGATAAATTGTCCAAAAATATTACTGTAACTTTCGAAGGTGTAGGAGCTACAATAAGGGCTATTAATATGTTCGATATGCAATTAAAGAAAGATTTAATTGCAACAGTTAAAGAGACAGCACAAGCGGTCTCAAAAGATGCAAAAGCAAGAGCTCCAGTATCAAACAAGCCCAAAAAGGTAGGGAAAAGCGGAGACCTTAAACGTTCTATCCGTCCTAAGTACTTTGAGCAAGGTTTATCAGCAACGGTTGCTCCGCGTAGGCCGAAAGGAGCTCATAGGCACCTTGTTGAGTATGGGACGGTTAGGCGGAGTAATAAGAAAGGTGCGAACAGGGGGAAAATGCCTAGTAATCCTTTCATGGATCCAGCGGAGAAATCTAATGAATCCAGATATAATCAAAAGGTAAGGAGTTTGGTAGATCGTGACCGCACTATATAAAGCACAGGAAGCAATTTTTCAACGCTTGGAAGAAAATGAAGATTTACAAAAACGCGTAACAGGGATTTTTGATTATGTACCTGAATCGACAGGGTTTCCTTTTATTGTTCTGGGGCGCATCTATTCTATGGCCAATAAAACGAAAACCACTGAAGGTGAGAAACTTGAGATTACCTTAGATATTTGGAGTACTTATCAAGGAAAAGAAGAAACTATCGATATTATGAATTTAGTTGAAGCATCTTTGACAGAGGAGTTATCTGTAGAGGGTGCTTTTTTGATTTCGCAAGAGGTAAAAGACCGTGAAGTATTAGAGCAAGAAAATGGTCTGTTCCACGGAACGCTCATGTACGAAATATTAGTAGACTTGGAGGGATTATGATATGTCGAAAATGAAGGGAATTAAATGTAAGTTGGAAATTGTAGATTCGAATGATACTTCAAAAATACTTGCGGGTCAAAGAAGTGCAACTTTAAATCGTTCAGTGGAAACAATGGATTCAACTTCAAAGGATTCTGAGTGGAAAGAGAATGAAGTTGGTCTAAAGGAATGGTCGATGGATGCGGATGGAGTTTTAGTTGCTTCTGATGAAGTATATGAAGATCTTGAAGAAAAATGGTTAAATTCTGAAAAAATAGATGTCAGAATTACTATGCCTAGTGGGACCAAATATCAAGGGAGAGCAATATTAACCGATTTTCCTATTGATATGCCTTACGATGACTTAGTTACTTATTCTTTATCTTTAACTGGTGATGGACCATTGGTTAAAACACCCTAACACACCCCCTTTTAACGAGGAGGGGATGTCATTTGTACTGCCTATATTATGAAAATGACTGGAGATGAAATGTTAAATGAGTCAAACGATCATTAAAACTAACAAAAACATGTACAATCTGAGATTTTCAATAAATGCACATTGTGAAGCAGAAGAAATACTCGGGGTTCCTATCACTCAGCTAGGTGAACGTGCAGGTATGTCTACTTTTAGAACACTGTTATTTGTGGGATTGAAACATGGAGGTAATCAAGTTCCCATGGAAAAAGCAGGGGATATAATGGAGGAAATTATACAGGATAAAGGGATGGAATATTTCTCGGAACAGATTGGCGCAGCAATTAGTAAGGGGTTAGTCCAACAAACCTCTCAAAATTTTAATCAACAGCATAATAAAAAAAAGATTTAATTTATGAAGAAATTATAGCTGAGGGAGTTATATGTTTCGGCCTATCCCCTATGGAAGTAGGGAATTTAACCTATAGAGAATATAGTGCGATGATGGAAGTATATAATTCGCATTTAAGAAACAATTACGAAATGCAGAGAAATGTAATATTTAACGCAATCATTAATGCTAATCGCAAGAAAAACTCAAAAGTCATCCCGTTGTTTGATGAGAAAAATGATAAAACAAATATAGAAATATTAGGAGAACGAGAAGAGTTGTTCGGCGAAAATACCTTCGCTTAACAGCTCTTTTTTTTACCTCAAAGGGAGGTACTTAAATGGCTCTTATAGTAAAAATAGGCGCAAACCTTAAAGATTACGATAAACAGATGAAGAAACTAACAGGGGATGTAAATCGAGTAGGAGATAAATTAAAAAGTGCCGGAAAAAACTTAACTACAGGATTAACACTCCCTCTAGTTGCGCTTGGTGGTGTTGCGGTTAAGGTAGGTATGGATTTCGACAAACAAATGTCCAAAGTGCAGGCGATATCTGGTGCGACTGGAGATAATTTCGATAGTCTTCGAAAGCAAGCACAAGATTTGGGAGCTACTACTGCTTTTACTGCAACGCAAGCGGCAGAGGGTATGGAATACTTAGCACTCGCTGGATGGAAAACAAACGACATTTTATCAGCTATGCCAGGTATGTTAAATCTAGCTGCAGCTGGTGCACTAGATCTTGGTACCGCAGCAGATATTACATCAGACGTTATGAGTGCGTTTGGTATCTCTGCCGATAAAGCTGGACATGCAGCCGATGTATTTGCTTATGCACAGGCAAACGCTAACACAAATGTCTCACAAATGGGAGAAGCAATGACATATCTTGCTCCCGTTGCAAATGCTTTGGGTTGGCAATTTGAAGAATCTGCAGCGGCGGTCATGAAATTAGCAGACAGTGGTGTTAAAGGATCTATGGCTGGACAAGCGTTCGCCACTTCATTAGGACGTTTAGCAAAACCCACGAAAGCAATGAATAAAGAAATGAAACGATTAGGTATGGAGTTTTTTGACGCTAAAGGTAATATGAAAAGCCTACCTGAAGTCATGGCCGAGATAGAAAAAGGCACTGAAGGTATGACTAAGCAACAAAAATCCTCAACTTTATCTACTTTATTTGGAGCTCAAGCATACAAACATTGGGCTATCTTATTAGAATCCGGATCAGAAACCTTACAAGATTATACGGATAAACTAAAGAATGCTGATGGGACTGCAGAGAATATGGCTAACACTATGTTAGACAATTTCGCAGGAGCGTTGGTTATGCTTAAATCCGCATTGGAAGGTTTAGCTATCCAATTTTCCGACATTATGACCGGTCCGTTAAGAGCGTTTGCTGAATCTATTACGAATCTAGTGGGTAAATTTGCGGCACTCGATGAAAGTACAAAAATAATTATTGTTGTTATAGCTGCTTTACTAGCTGCGATAGGGCCGATACTCTTAGCCCTAGGAATAGGTATAGTATTATTCGGACAAATCACGGCAGCACTCACAGTGCTGGGTATTAGTTTCATTGCCTTGGTTGCTCCAATTGCTCTGGCGGTTGCAGCAATAATAGGAATAGTAGCGGCGTTTGTGCTTTTTGGTGATGAAATAAAAGCATTTTGGAACAAACACTTCAAACCAATAATAGATCAAATGATTAGCATAGTTGTACAATCTCTAAAGCCTTCTTTTGACCAAGCTTTTAAGATGCTTTCAAAAATTGTGAGTGATTCTTTTGGAATTATGAAACGAGTTTATCATGAAATTTTGGAACCTTTATTTAAACTTATTGTTTGGTACATTCAAAATATATTACTACCGGCTTGGAAGGTTATTTTTACCGCGTTGGGAAGTGTGCTTTCAGATGCTTTTAGAGGGATGGGGCAAGTTTGGGAAAAAGTACTTAAGCCCGTACTAAATGGAATCATCTCTTTTATTAATGGAGTATTTACTGGTAACTGGAGTAAAGCTTGGCAAGGGTTAGTTGATATTTTTAAAGGTATTTTTAACGGAATAATATTAGCTGCAAAGGCTCCTATAAATGCAGTTATCTCTATGGTAAATGGATTGATTAAGGGTTTAAATAAACTAAGTTTCCCTGACTGGGTACCAGGACTTGGTGGTAAGGGTATTAACATTCCTACTATCCCTATGCTTGCAAAGGGCGGTAATGTAACTGGTAAAGGAAAAGCGATTGTAGGGGAAGCGGGACCTGAGTTGCTAGAAAAGTCAGGTTCTTCTGTTAAAGTAACGCCTCTATCTTCCAGAGAGAAAGCACAAGGTATTACTGGAGCACTGAATGCAAATAAAGGAGGAATATACGAATTTAATATTTCAATTCCTTTAGATGGCAGAGAACTTGTTAGACAGACCATTGTATATACAGAAGAAGAATTAGAGTTTAGAAAGCACAGGAGAAACTTATTCCGTTGATATTAATTAATTTTTAGGGTGACTCTATCAAAAGTTAAAGGATTGATTATTACATGATGTAAGAGCAATCACTTATCGTTGGAACAAATAATGTTGGTAGAGTGTCAATTTTGTTTTGTTGAATCCGGCATGGTTATTGTAGGAAACAGGTAATATTAAATCCCCTCAAAAAAAGGGAAAAAGTACTAAATAGGTGAATATATTTAACTAGGGGGGATTTGTATGAATGAAGCACGAGAAAAATATGTATCGCTTGATGTTGAAAAAAAGAAAAGTGCTTTAGGTTCTGTAGGTAAATTTTTAGGATTAATTGTTGGTGGGACGGGTATCCTTATTGGTGCTATTCTATGCATTACTATTATCGGTATTTTATTTGGTCTACCATTGATGATTGCTTCAATGGGATTGATACTAAGTGTTCAAGGGTATCAAATGATTTCATGCCCCACATGCAATAAAAAGCAAAAGGTATTACAGTCAAAAGAAAATTTGGACTGTGTAAAATGTAGACAGTTCACAGTGATTAATTGGAAATGAATTAGCTGATTTTAAGCGCCTGTAATTAACGAAGGTCTCGAATCTACAGGCGCTGTATTGGTCTTATCTATCCAAAATAAACATTGTTTTTCCTTAATTGCTCAGCTTCCCTCACCCTAAGTTCCTCTTCTAATTGAATCCTTTGTTGTTGTGCTTTCTTTTCATGCTCTTGCTTCTGGAGTAGTATTTCTCTCTCAGCTTCTTTTCTTTTTCTTAATTCTAGTTCTTCTTGCTTCTTTTGATTCTCCTTCTTATCTATATCAATGAACACTCGGTTCTTTTTTTGGGGGATAGGTATATTTAATCCTCTAAAAGAATTCAATAAGTTTCATTTTTCGCAATCCAGAAGTATATCAAGAAATATTCGCTTTCTGACCAGCTTGATCAGAGTTAAGATGGCCAAATATAAGTTGCCTTAAGTGTTCGTTGAATAAGCCACGATACTTATAGATTAAGAGCATTACTTGCTTTTGTTTATCTGAGGTTTGATTGTTTTTCCAAAGTATCACGATAGAAGAATTCCCTTCATTTTATTATTGTAATTAAAGCTAATTAGTCGCGTTAATACGTTCATACATAGAGGAGCTTTCAAGATCTTGTATTTCAACAAAAATAGGTGGTTTATGTCCGATACATCACCTATGTACGGGAAGTGTGTATGATTAGTGTTTGATATTTTTATACTCTGCTAGAAGGGAATTAAATGAGATCTTGTCTAGAGCTTCTATATGAGCAAGTACTTTTAAAATATCCTTGATCGCTTCTTCCTTCTTGTACATTTCTTCTTCCTGCAATAAATATACAACCTCAAATAATTTGTAATACACATAAATCAGCTCCATTTTCTTTTCTGAATTTTTCATAATTCTCGTTCCTCCTTAAACAAAAAAACCCTCTCAAAATAGGCGGACCTGTTGCATGTAATAAATGCACAGGTTCTTCCTGTTTCAAGAGGGGTTTTTCCCTTAATATTTTCTTTTTTATAGCTTGTTGAGTTAGTACTCTTAATAATTAATATAGGATATTTTTTTATTACGGTCAATTATTATCTACATATCGAAAAAATCGTCTACTTCCGCATTAGGATCAATTTGCCTTATTGCTTTCATGATTATTTTAAAGTTTTAAGCTGAGGAAAGTCGTATTTACTTTATCAGGGAACTGATTTAAAAGGGGGAAAAAGGGGCTATATTAAGAAAAGATAAGTATAAGTAAAATTTTTCAAGCAGCTAATAGAAAGGTGGTCATCGTGGGGAAAATCTACATGCCAGAACCTTTAATTCGAAAAAAATTAACAGATGAAATTCCATTTAGTATCGTTTATGATCCATAACAATGAGACGCTATGGAAAAAACTGTCCTCTTTAGAATATATCGCCTCCAAAATGTCAATAAAGACGTTTTCACATAGAAAATTTTGTTAAGGTCATTCAGTATGGGAAATCCTCGATTTTAATATTTACCTTATAAGCTCTATTGTCATGATGACTTAATATTTGAATATATTAACAAAACATTCCAAATAGGAACATTTTTGTTTCGTTCTAAACCAGAACACATTTCTAAACAGGAACCAAGGGAGCTTTCTGGCTTTTAAAAAAATCGTATAAAACCATACTAAAAAATACCAAAAAACAAAAAAAGTGGAACTTATTTATACGAAAAGACCCTAAATAGTTTGTAGGTGTACTGAAACTTTTTCTAACTATGTATTATAATGTGTTTCATCCCACTTGAAGGATCTTCATGTTATTAAAAAATGGTTCATTGTAACCAAACCATCCCTTAATAACAAAATACCTCTACAAAATAACGTGTCGTTTTGTTGGTACTTTTATGAGGGAGTTTCTTGGTATAATTAAAAAAGCACCTGCTCACAACAGGTGCCTAGGAGGTGAAGAACAATGGATCCAACAACTGTCTTGGCTACTTGCGCAATCCTTACATTAGCCTACATGTTCTCCAGACCTACTAAAAAGGGATAACCCTATGAACAGTAAACGTCTTGCACACGTTTACTGTTTTTTATTATATGTTTCTGTATCCATTGTAAACCAAATCTAAACTTAAATAAACCAGGGAGAAAATGGGGGGACGAACCGATAAATGGATTCTAGGAGAGTTTTTGGCCGCTAGATTTATAAAGTTTCTGGAGGTTTACACGGAGTTGGTGCATGAGCATGAATTACTTTTATAAAAGAATGAGTAGATCTTTTCGGTGGAAGTGGTGGGTTAGATTATGGTGATCCTTCAGGCTATTGCTTCAGCAACGTAAAACAACCAATCCCACCAGGCGGTGTGTAAATGGGCACTCGTGAAAGTGCATCCATTCTGAGGAGCTACTTTAAGGATGTTATGACATACAAATTAATAACAAAAAAGTGGCCACATAAAAAAGTAAGTGACAATATAAGAAAACCCCTTGATGTAACAGAACTTTTAACAACATGAAAATGGAGAAAAACATGGATTATAGTCGGATAATAATTATCCATTAATTGTCCGTATTTTTCTCCAACCTTTTCTCCAAAATTACATATCCCAAAAATCATTCATCTTAGCGTTAGGATCGACCTGTCTAATAGCCTTCAGTATCTTTTTCATCACACCTGGACTTGGTACGTAATCAACTTCACTACAGGCTTTAGATACGGTGTTTTTACTAACTTTAGCTGTCTTGGCTAACTCTTGTTGTTCCAGGCCATTCTTATCAAGCCATTTCCCTAAAGCACTCCGACGTTTACCGATTCCCCACATAATTTATCACCTCTTAAATTTTTTTCGTAGTATCATTCTTGACCAACAATCCCAAAAAAATTCAATTGAATATAAAAAAAGTGGGAATAAAGGACAAGCCTTGTCCAATAAGCTTAATTAAAGACGTCATCAGACGTTAAAAACAATCAAGGGGGCTTTTACATGAAAACCATGACTAAAGAGTTAGCGAACGACTTATTAAACCGTAAAGACGTATATTTGACGTCTGAAGGTGAGCAGTTATTAAGAGTGTTAATCGAGGAGGTGACGTCAAGTGACGTATCGACCGACTGTAAGGTACCACAGACACTTTAAAGATTATGTGGAAGATGTTTTTGACGTCTCTGCATTAGATCGCGGTCAAATTATAAGAGCTGCATTATATTCAGCTGCGTTTACTTCTGAGTTCAGAGAATTGATCTCTCCGCATTTAAAACAAGGGAAAGAACTACCTAGCCCAAATTGGGAATGGAAGGAGGAGGATCATCGTTACTGGTTAGATACAAATGCAAAGTACGGAGAGGTTGACGTCACCGAGAATATGAATCGAAGTAGAAAAGAAAGTTCTTTGCATGATGCAGATTTATTTCTAGAAATACCTTTACCTGATCTATACAAACCATTGAAAGAGGAAGAGAGTACTGAAATGAAATTCGAGGGGCAAAAGATGCCTGTAATAGAAATAGACGTCCCTCCATCCACCTTAGAGTATCAAGGGATTAAGTCTAATTTTAAAATTAAAAATGAAGGCGGAATTAAGGTCTCCTTCCCCAACTTTTAAAGTGGAATTCTGGAATTTTGGAATTCTGTCACTAGGATAACAAGATACTAAAAACATGAAAGAGGAGGGGGAAGAGTGAGTTTGTTAACTCCAATGTTTAATAAATACAAAACAATTAAGGTTGAAGATTCTAATAAGCGAACAATTCGATCGGATAAAAAGAACCAGGTTAAAGTACCTGTGACGTCTGAGCAAAAACTGGAGATTGCTAAACTAAGTTTTTCTGAAGGTCATAGAGGAGAGATTCATAGTTATCTAGCAGATGTCTTTACCAAATCTGTAGATAGAGATTTTATCATTCACGCTACACCAAAAGAGTATTCAGATACAGGAATCTATGTATCCACAAAAGTGCCTAAAGCCGTCCACGAAGAATTATTAAAGCTAAAAGTTGAATGGGGTCTCAGGAGTGTGAAGCGAGCAGCACACAGAATATTGCTAAACGAATTAGGATTATAAGGAGGGGTCATAATGCCGGCGGTTAAATACAGTAAATATGATTTACTAAACAAAGAATATGATTTACCAGAAAAAAGAAGTGTATTGCTGAAAATCTTCAACTTCCTAAGTGGAGAAAGATACCGATTTGATATTCCTGTGCCGAACGATATGTATGTCCGAGCAGACGTCTTGTGTGATGACATTGTTCATCTCAGTGACCACGACATTCAATTCAAACAAAGCGATTTAATTGAACATATATATTTCGATTTTCTCGATGAAGTAAGAAGAAATGATTCGAATGTCGGGTCCATTTATAATCGGATCACAGTTCGAAAACAAGAGTTACCTTTCATTAATAATCATCCAATTGTACCAGTTAGAAGCACAACTGTTGTAACGGTGGAATTAGATAAGGAAGAGGCATTAAGAGCAGAAGTTTTACTGGAGGATTTGTCTTACTTCTTCCCTAAGCATGAATGGAATGTTGAAAAGTTAATCCAGGTTGTTTACTTAGATTTCTTATTGGAGTATGTTAGGGGAAGAAGAAAGAATGTACTAAAGGAAATAGTGCAGTATTTAAATTAGAATATTAACCCTCTGTTGTATTAAAAGCAGGGGGTTTTACTATTATGACACAATGGATCAGTAGGGAAACTTTTTACATAACTGTTATTTAGAAGGTCACCATTGTTCACTTAACCATTCAAGTAAAAACATTCTAGCTTTGTCAGCTGGAAAGTACCATTTACCACCTACTTTGTACTTGGGAAAACGGGGGTCGTAGAAAAATGTTTTCTGTATTGTATTCCAACTCATACATGTTCTTCTTGTTAATTCCTTTGAATCCCAAAAACTAATTCTTTGTCGACCTCCTTCATTTTTTCATCAAGTTTTTCCAAATAAAGTCTTTTTACTTCTTCCTCGTCAATTTGTACATTAATCATAATTTATATAATACCCATGTTTGTTAAAAATAATTGTGGATAAAAATATTAAGTGATAATATAAATAAGAAAATAGGTTAAAATAATAATGAAAAATCCTTGAAATTTGGGAAGAGAGGTGATAAGTATGATGGGGCAACAACTTAAAATGTTTAAGATATTTAACACAGAAAGCTTAATGTCGCTTAATAACATCTTTGGCCCAAACAATATAGTCGGATTTGACAAAACTAACATCGTTGGCATTAAGTATGATTATGAAAATAATCAGTTAAAATATATTATGCAAAAAGTCCCATTTACACTTACACAACAACTTATTATTACTTCCCAACATTTTGTAGATATGATTGAGAAGATTGGCTCTAAAGGTTTTAGGTCCAACATTGATTTAAATATGGAGCTCCCGGATGATGAGATAAAACAGTTAAACGAATATATATTTAGAATCTCAAAGGCCCAAACAGATAAAAAGTTGTATAAAGAATTGATTTATGATGAAATTATACGACTCGAAGATGAGTTTGGTGCTGAAATAGAATCGGTCAGTTTTACGGTCCAAAACAAAAGGATTAAATTTAAAAATAATGGGATTGTATTTGCAGACGAAGATTCATTTGAAGTAGCTGGAGAGGTGTTAAGTTATTGAAGCGGGCTGATATATTTGAGTAGTGTTATCAATTTCATTATATGGATCATAAAAGCAATTTCTGTCCCGGCAATATTAGTATTGGTATGGTTTTTTGATTTTAGACCATTTTCTAGTGTGTTTGCTAAATTAGATGAGATACTGACTGTTGACCTCGCAGCGAAAGTAGCAGATAAAAATATTCCACCTGCCATATATGGGGCCATTGATGTGGCTCTTCTTACTTTTCTATACAACCTTCTAATGATTATTTGTTCTAAATTCTTCAAGAAACCGGCTCAAATTAAAATTGAAGTTAGTGACCGTATGAGCAGTCAACAATTTATCGCAATCCCATTTAATGAAGAAATGGCTGGAATGCAAAGCCCTACTCATATAAACCTTAAAGGGGAAATTGAAATCATATATGGGAAATGGTTTTTTGAATTTATAGGTGTAAGGGTAAGTGTTATTTGGGATCCTAACTGGCTCTCTATAGAGCCTCAAATAAAGGGCGGATCAGAGCTACTAAAACTAAGACCTGGTGGAATTGATTTTAATTTTTTGGACATGTTACCTGAAAGTGATCCGAGTACTTCAATTGATGGGAAACTTTCTGTTATGGCTAATTCTAATTTCAAACGAAATGGATCTATTGGTCTTAAATTAGGCGTTAACTCCAGGTATAAATTAATTCGAGGCTGCTTTAACTGGATTATTCCTTTATTAGTTAAATCGGAATTAAAACATTGCAGAATAATGTTACAGAAAGGAAGTTAAGAAATGGAGTTTCCTGTTATTTTGGTAAGGTTAGATAGCATTACTACCATTGAAGAAGCATCTAAAAAGGTATTTGAAAACTCGAATCTTGATGCAAGACCTGAAAGAGGAGAATGGCCTTCAGGGGAGACTCTACGTAAACGGTGGCAACCAGGTAGCAGAGAAGAAACTATCGGTGTCAATACAATAAAATACAATGAAGAAATTAACTTCAAATATATTTATTTAACTGCCTATGTAGAAAGAGCAAAAACAACTGTCAAAAGTCCAAACGATCAATGGTTAGATAGATCAGATAGAATTAACAAAGCTGAATCGGATGTTTTGTTCTTTGAACATGACAATAACGTTTATATCGCTGTCTATATGAATATGACTAAAAGTCAATACAAATTAAAGTTTATATTAAAGGATTTACTAAGAGAAGATATTTGGGGAACCACTACCTTACTTCCTCCTGTGTTTCATATCACAGATAGCACATACTATTGGTTGTTAAGCAAGTTTTTAACAGGTGATAAAATTCTATCTGAGAATCCGAATATGGAAATTAAATCTTTTACCGGATATAGTGGTGGGCATAAAGATAATGAGCACTCAATGTCTGGAGAAGGTGAACGTATTCACGCATTATTGGGAACCTTAGCATTTATTTTTGGAGACGATACTCTAAAATCTTTACGATTAAGTATTAAATTTAATGAAAATGAAAACTTTTTGTTTGAGCTAGCTCATCAAGGGAACGTTCGTTTGATTGAATATGAGGGGGAGATCTCCTTCGAGGAAATTCATAAAGAGAAAATCTTGTTAACACTAATTTTATATAAACAAATTATCCCTGGTATTATTAAGAGCTTTGAAAAAGCTGAAAAAGATAAGGACTGGAACAGTCAAATAAAGTTACAGTTTATTGACTATGTAGGTGAACAAATTATAGTTAAAGTTAGTGAAGAAATGAAGAAGACAAAGGAAATGCAAAGTGAAATGGCTAATGAAAATTTGCAATCTCAACTAAACTAA